CTCATCAGAAGATATCGGGAAATGGCATTGCACCCAGAGGTGGATAATGCTATTGAAGATGTAGTAAATGAAGCTATCGTATCAGATACAAATGATTCTCCTGTAGAGATTGATCTGGAGAACCTGAACGCTAGTGACTCTATTAAAAATATTATTCGTAAAGAATTTAAACATATTAAAGATCTTCTAGACTTTGATACAAAGTCCCATGAAATTTTTAGAAACTGGTATGTTGACGGAAGACTATACTATAACAAAGTAATTGATATTGCAAATCCTGAAGCGGGTTTACAAGATCTTAGATATATCGATCCTCTCAAAATGCGTTATGTACGCAAAGAGAAGAAGAAAGACGAGAGATCTGATCTGTTTAGGCAAACCAGTGCTCATGAATCTCAGAAGGTATATTTTCCTGAGATTGAGGAGTATTTCATGTATACTCCAAAAGCACAATACCCAACAAACATTGCTGCAATTGGTGCTGGCACTGCAATGAAGGGTGTTAAGATTGCAAAAGACTCAATCACATATTGCACATCTGGACTTGTAGATAGAAATAAAGGTGTAGGATTATCGTACTTACATAAAGCAATCAAGTCAATCAATCAACTCCGTATGATTGAAGACTCTCTGGTTATCTATAGAATGTCTCGCGCACCAGAGCGTCGTATTTTCTATATTGATGTTGGCAACTTACCTAAGGTAAAGGCAGAACAATATCTGCGCGATGTCATGATGCGCTACCGTAATAAGTTGGTCTATGATTCCAACAGCGGTGAGATTCGTGACGATAAAAAGATGATGAGTATGCTGGAAGATTTCTGGTTACCTCGTCGTGAAGGTGGTCGTGGCACAGAAATTACCACGCTACCTGGTGGTCAGAATCTTGGAGAGCTTGCTGACATTGAATATTTCCAATCTAAACTTTATAGATCTCTTGGTGTACCTGAGTCTAGAATCGCTGGTTCTGGTGATGGTTTCAACCTCGGTCGTTCTAGTGAAATTTTAAGAGATGAACTTAAGTTCTCTAAGTTTGTTGGTCGTCTCCGTAAGAGATTCAGTAACATCTTTATAGATATGCTGAAGACTCAACTGCTCCTCAAGAACATTGTCACTACTCAGGATTGGGAGGTAATGTCTGAGCATATTCAGTTTGACTTTATCTACGATAATCACTTTGCAGAACTTAAAGATAAGGAATTGATGGAAGGTCGCCTTGGTCTTCTTGGAATGATTGAACCATATGTTGGTCGGTATTATTCTACGGAATATGTCAGAAGACAGGTTCTCCGTCAGAGAGATGCTGAAATTGCTGAGATCGATGTTCAGATTGAACAAGAGATCGCATCTGGTGTTATTCCTGATCCAAACCAGCAAATGCTTGAGATGGAAGCAGAGTCTGCAGGGGATCCACAACTAGAAGGTCAGCCCGATCCTGCCGCTCTTCCTCCTGGTAAAGCTCCCAATCCGCAGAACGCAGAGCCACCTCAAGGACAAGGCGAGATATAAATAAGTTTATACCATTGATTATTGATAGATGGAAGAGCTCATTAATATGATTGCGACAGATTCTTCTGCCGTAGATATCAGCGACCAGATTAAGGATCTGCTGTATACGCGAGCTGCTGGCAAAGTAGATGCTATGCGTCCCGATGCTGCAGCATCTCTCTTTGGCGTATCTGACCAAGAAACTCAGGAACCAGAATAATGGCAAGAACTCTATGTAAAGGTGCAGAGGCAGCTCTGCCCACAACAACTGGTGCTGCTGTTAGTTTTACTCAAGCGACAGTTGTTCGTTTGATTAATACCCACACTTCTGCACATCTTGTTACTGTTGTAGAAACAAGAAGTGGAGATACGGTAGGTTCGTTTACCATGCCTGCAGGTTCTGTAGAATTTTTAGAAAAACAACCAACTCAATGCGTGTTTGCAGCTAATGCTGGCGTAAAGGGTTCCAAAGTAGGATTTACAGGCTAACCAAATGAAACTGATCACGGAAGAAATCGAACAGGTCGAAGTTATCGTTGAAGAACGCAACGGTAAGAAATCTATGTACATTGAAGGTGTATTCCTGCAAGGTGACATCAAGAACCGAAATGGTCGGATGTATCCTATGGATACCCTTCGTAGAGAAGTAGGTCGTTACAACGAAAGTTTTGTCGGTAAAGGCAGAGCTCTCGGTGAACTCGGACATCCCGAAGGACCTACCCTTAACCTGGATCGCGTTTCCCATAAAATTACTTCACTTAGGGAAGAAGGAACTAATTTTATTGGTAAGGCAAAAATCCTGAACACCCCTATGGGTAAGATTGCACAAAATCTTATCGATGAAGGTGTTAAGTTGGGTGTATCCTCTCGTGGTCTTGGTTCACTTGCCGTTAACGAGAATGGCATTAAAATTGTTTCTGACGATTTTATGCTTGCAACTGCTGCTGATATCGTAGCAGATCCCTCCGCACCTGATGCATTTGTATCGGGAATTATGGAAGGAAAAGATTGGGTAATGGACGGTAGTATTGTCCGCGAACGACTTGTGGAGAAGACATACAAGCAAATTAATACGCTTGTAGACCAGAGAGCCCTGCAGGAACAGAAGCTTGCTCTGTTCAATAAGTTCCTCTCAAGTATCTAATTTATAAATAAATATAGATTATATCAACGATTATAATCGGAGAGTTCACCAAAATGTCCGCTAAGGAATTACAAGAAATGGAAAATCCTGTAACAAGGGGTGCGAAAGCTGGCGAGGGGATGCCCAAGCTTGCTGATCCTGGAGCTGGTCTCGGTGGTTATGAAGTCCTCGGTGGTCCTACCCCCGAGAACTATAAGCCCGACGACGACTCCGCGAAATTCGCAGAACCCAAAATCAAAACAGTAAGAGATATCGTCAACCGTGGCGCTAAAGCTGCTGAACCTATGCAATCTCTTTCTGCTGGCGATACCGCTGAAGCAGAAGAAGGTCAAGAGGTCGTAGCTGAAGATGAGACCATGAAAGAGGAGGAGACTCCTTCTGTCGATATCGAAGAAGATCTTTCCGCCCTGTTTGGCGGCGAGGAACTCTCCGAAGAGTTTCAGAATAAAGCTCGCACAATCTTTGAGGCAGTTGTTACCGCTAAGGTAGTTGCTGTACAAGAAGAAATGGCTGCTCAATACGAAGCAACTCTTTCTGAGCATCTTGAGGAAGTAAAGACTGAGCTCGTTGAGCGGGTCGATGCATATCTTGAGTATGTTTCTGAAGAGTGGGTAACTGAAAACACACTCGAAGTAGAACACGGTCTGAAGACCGAAATGACTGAATCGTTCCTGCAAGGAATGAAGGGTCTATTTGAAGATCATTATGTAACAATCCCTGAAGATAAGTATGATGTATTGGAGAACATGGTCTCCAAACTTGATGAAATGGAAGCCAGACTTAACGAACAGATTGAGTCGAACATTTCTCTTAACAAGCGCCTTGGAGAATCTACAGCAGATGGAATTTTCCGTGAAGTAACCGAGGGTCTTGCTGTTACACAAAGAGAGAAACTGGTCGCACTGTCTGAAGGTGTTGAGTTTGAGGGTGAGGAATTGTATCGCGAGAAGCTTGTAACACTGAAGGAATCGTATTTCCCAAGTGACCCTGCAAAAGCTCCCGCAAAAACTGAAACGCTCTCTGAGGGCGTAGAAGCAGGTGGTGTAGAAGTCTCTGGCTCTATGCACTCCTATCTAAAAGCTCTTGGAACAGCTCAACAGTAATCCACAAACAAACACTGTTAACTTCCCCTAATGTATAACGCACAACAATTACTTGAGAAGTGGAGTCCGCTTCTCGACGCCGAAGGCGTAGATCCAATTAAGGACTCACATAGACGCGCTACAACCGCTATTCTCCTTGAGAACCAAGAGCGTTTCCTCAAAGAAGAAGCTGCTTTCTCTAGCGGCAACGGTATGCTTACCGAGTCTGCACCTACCAACTCTGGTAACGCTGTAGGCGGTTCAGGCGCGTTCGGTGCTGGTTCTGCTGACGCAGGTCCTACCGCAGGTTTCGACCCCGTTCTGATCTCTCTGATCAGACGCTCAATGCCTAACCTGGTTGCATATGAGCTTGCTGGTGTTCAGCCGATGAACGGTCCTACTGGACTGATCTTCGCAATGCGTTCACGCTACACCAATCAGTCTGGTACTGAGTCGTTCTTCAACGAGCCTGATTCCGCATTCTCTGCTAACAAGGCAGGCACAAACATTGGTCAGTCAACGCAAGGCGACTACACCGATGCTGTTGATGACGGCGGTGCCGTTGGTTTCGGTTCTACAAGCACTCAGCGTGGTACTAACCCCGCAATCTTGGAAGGAGCTGCTTCTGACGCTGTACAATCTCAGTATTCACTGGGTCAAGGTATGGCAACTGGCGACTCTGAGGCACTCGGAGACGGCAGCAATGGCGACTTCAACGAGATGGCATTCTCGATCGAGAAAGTCACCGTAACCGCTAAGTCCCGTGCTCTGAAAGCAGAGTACAGCATGGAACTGGCACAAGACCTTCGTGCTATCCACGGTCTTAACGCTGAAGCAGAACTTGCTAACATCTTGTCTAGCGAGATTCTTGCTGAGATCAACCGCGAGGTTATCCGTACAATCTACAAGACTGCTGAAGCTGGTTCACAGGTCAATGTTGCCAACGCTGGTTTCTTCGACCTGGATGTTGACTCCAACGGTCGCTGGTCGGTTGAGAAGTTCAAGGGTCTCCTGTTCAACATCGAGAGAGATGCAAACCGCATCGCCCAAAGAACTCGTCGTGGAAAGGGCAACATCATCATGACAAGTGCTGATGTCGCTTCTGCTCTGACCATGGCTGGTGTACTTGATTACACCCCTGCTCTGAACGCCAACCTTCAGGTTGACGACACTGGTAATACCTTCGCTGGTACTATCAACGGTAAGTACAGAGTCTTCATCGATCCTTTCTCTGCCAACAGTGCTGCTAACCAGTACTATGTTGTTGGTTACAAGGGAACCAGCCCATATGACGCTGGTCTCTTCTACTGTCCTTATGTACCCCTCCAGATGGTACGCGCCGTCAACGACGGCACCTTCCAGCCCAAAATTGGCTTCAAGACCCGCTATGGTCTTGTTTCCAATCCTTACGCTGAAGGCACCGCTCAGGGTCTTGGTCGTATTACTTCTAACAGCAACCGCTACTACCAGCGTACTGTTGTTAAGAACCTCATGTGATTTATATTTCACATACTTAACACAGAGACCCGAAAGGGTCTCTTTTTTTGTGTGTATTTAATTTACTTCATTAAGTTAGCATACGCTGACTAAATAGAAACAGAATAAACTACTACCATGATCTGAAACTTCTATATTATATTCAATAATCAAGGTGATTAAATGCACAATCTACTATCAATGGCTCAACTCAACGAATGGAAAATTGTAGAAAGTCCAGTTGATGATTTTGCCGTAGAGGAACAAGAAAAATTAAATGATTATTATGAGTGTCTAATTGAATGCAGTTCACTAAGTGCCCCAGAATGCAAAAGGATTTGTAAAGAAGTTCTTATGTGATATAATGTAGTTTCCGTGTGAAGGAAGTGAGAGACCCGAAAGGGTCTCTTTTTTTGTCTAAATATTTAAAAAGTCGATGAAATCTTTAAGACAGTTTTTTGAAGATTACTATAAGATTCCTGGATTGAAACCCACAGAGGTTAAAAAAGAGTTGCCCAAACCTGAAAAGAAAACACCTGATTGGGTGAAGAAACAGTTTGGTAGAAATCCAAGAAAGCCATCCGACCCATTCTTCTATCAAGGAAAGTAAAATGACATTCAAAGATTTTTGCTTAGAAGCTTACAGTAGAGCTGAACGAGAGTCACATAAGATAAAACCCACTGGAAAGAAAAAATATCATTTAAAATTTGCTCCTATAGATACGAACTATAGGAAATATAATATGCCAATAGTCCCTCCACAAGGACCACTTAAAACTAATAATACCATGAGCATATAATGTCTTACAATTTTCTCAGCAAACAGGTAGAGAATAAAAATTATCTATCGCCTGTTGGATTTAAATTTAATTTAACAAAAACTCCTAAGGTTGATTTCTTCTCCAACAGTGCGAAGATACCAGGCATTACTTTAGGTGGAATTAAAGTAGCAAACTATCTTAAAGCAATTGATGTTCCTGGAGACAACATTGAGTTTGAAGATTTAACAATCCAATTTATTGTAGATGAAGATTTAGAAAACTACCTGTCTATCCATACTTGGATCTATGGACTGGGTTACCCTAATAGTGTCGAAGAGTTTCAAGATCTTATTACTAAGGAAGATGGATTAAAAGATCCTAACGAACAATTTTGTGACGGAACTCTTGCAATATTGAATAGTAATTTTAATGTTAGTGCAAGAGTGAAATTCAAAGATTTATATCCAACTGCCTTATCAGCACTAGAATTTACAGCGACAGATCAGGATTATACATACTTTACAGCAACCGCAACATTTAAGTATTTAATTTACACTATTGAAGTGGAAACCTAATTTATGGATCTTGAAACTATACAAAGTATGTGGGTCAAAGACGCACAGATTGACCAAGATAATTTACATGACGAAGCATCTAAAATTCCATCTTTACATGCAAAGTATTTTGAGTTATACAACAACATCAAGTTGTTGAGAGAAAGAGCTTACTCGAATGAATCAAGAGTAAAATTAGAAAGACATTCATATTACACTGGTAAAGCAGAACCAGAAGTATATGAAAAAAATCCTTTCCCATACAAAGTAAGAGAAAAAGAAGCTCTCCAGAGATACATGGGAGCTGACGAGCGTGTGCAACAAATTGTCTTAAAGATAAGATATTACGATGTCATGCTGACATACCTAGAAGACATTATTAAACAAGTGAACAACCGGAGTTACATGATTAAAAACATTATTGACTGGCGTGTCTTTAGGGCAGGTTGATGACAGAAGTCCTTATATCAAAGAAGAACGAAGTCTTCCTAAAAATTGAGTCTGAACCGCATGTATACCAGGAGTTGTCAGAACACTTCTCTTTTGATATTGAAGGCGCAAAGTATATGAACCAGTATCGAAAACGATATTGGGATGGAAAGATACGATTGTTTTCTACACATACAAGAGAGTTGTATGTTGGATTGCTTGACAAGCTTGTATCTTTTTGTCAAAGATATAATTATGAATATAAATTTATAGATAACAAATATTACGGAACTCCATACGAGCAGAATGATTTTATCTCGCCTGAAGGGATAAAAGATTATATGACTGCTATTTCTAAGCATCCTCCTCGGGACTACCAATTAGCGGGAGTATATGATGCTCTAAGACACAATAGAAGGTTAGTGATAAGTCCGACTGCATCTGGTAAGTCCCTGATGATTTACGCAATCGTGAGATACCATACAGAGCGCAAAGAAAATACTCTTTTAATTGTTCCGACGACATCGCTAGTAGAGCAGATGCATAAGGACTTTGAGGATTATGGTTGGAATGCAGATTCATTTTGCCAGAAAATCTATGCTGGTAAAGAACGCGAGGCAAAAGCACCAGTGGTGATTACAACCTGGCAATCTATCTATAAACTTGAGAAGAGTTATTTTGAAAGATTTAACTGTGTTATTGGAGATGAAGCACATCTATTCAAAGCAAAGTCTCTCACTAGTATCATGACTAAGCTGCATGATGCAAAATACCGATATGGATTTACTGGAACTCTTGATGGATCACAAACTCATAAGTGGGTATTGGAAGGATTGTTTGGACCATCATATAGATTGATTCGTACTGAAGAGTTAATGAATAAAGGATATTTGGCAAAGTTAAATTCAAAGATTATTTTACTGCAACATGATCCTAGAGAGTTTGTTTCTTATCAAGAAGAAATAGA